TTTAATCTTTACCGCTTGGTCCTACGCCTTGCAATTCCCAAATACTGGAAACAGTAAGACCAGGGAAATTAGCTTGGAACATAGCCAATGGAGTAATAGGCAAACCTCCTGGCCCTGTCACAAACTTAGACGTAGCAGCAGTATAAGCCTTGGGTGCCAAGTATAGATTGTCTGGTGTATGGATACCATTGTTAGCAGTATTGTATCCATTATACCAAGCAACCAAATTGGCATAGATCAGATCACCAGTGAGTGTTCCCCAATCACCAGTGTTAGGCAATACTTGCTCTGGCACATTAGGATTATTAAACAATCCATATATACCATAAGTAAGATCACCCATAAGCTTAATGGAATTGATCTTAAGCTCGATGGCGCGCCTAGCCATATCCGCTTTACGCTGGTCAAGCGCAACACCAGTGGCTCTACTGGCGCGCAATTCGTTTACATTGTAACCGTAACTGTCACCAATAGTCTTAACAGTAACGGTTTTCGCAGCACCACGAACATCTACGCGCGGTAGATCATCAGCATAGTTAGCAATAACTTTTGCCATACCAACTGAATCATACATACGAATAGTGATCGTTTCCGCCCATTCTGGAACCTCTGTAGAATCAGAGACCAGACGATTGGCATTCATATTGGGGAACAAACGATCGTATGAACGCGCTTTTACATAGTCAAGCTGACGTGCTAGCCAAAGGCCAGCAGTAGGAATATCAGCTACATTGATATCCTCTCGAAAGTGCTGAGAGATAAATCTATCAGCGACTTCCAAATCTCGTGGATCGAATGTTTGATCTAGGGGCATTGGTGCTATTCCTTATACCAGAGGATAGTGCATTTCAACAATTGCAACAGTTGCTGGAGCGCCACCAAGCAAAGCAAAGACACTAGCTACTCCGGAACGAAATACAGCATTCACCAATGCCACATTAGTATTTGTATTATTAACTGCTCCAGTGGCAGCAGAATAAAATACAGGAGCACCATCAGCAACGCCAGTAGCAACATCTACAACGCACCAAACACGACCGCGCGTTAGTATAGATACAGCATCATATTGAGTATAACCACCACGCGAAGCAATTACATGATCGTGTAGTGAAGCACCAATAATCAATGGCGCTGGACCACCAGGAATAATAGTCATTGCTCCTGTTGCAGTCCTACCGCAAATCAAACCAAATCCAATTGGCGCTGCTCCACAAGCCCAACTCTCAACATTATCATCCATACTATCAGCCTTCATACCAGGCATAGCCTGAGCATAAAAGTATGGAGCATTATAAGGAACAGGTCCAGTAATTGTCTGAGACATTTAGTTATCCTTTCCGTGATGGAAGATGTTTCGTTCCACGTCTCTTATCAGCCTTCGCTCAGCATTAAGCAGCATCTTCCTTTTCACCACGAATGCGCCTAAGCATCTTTTCCCTAGCAGTAGCAGAAGCAGGTTTATCATCTGACATTGATCTAACATTATCTAGACGGTGCTTTTGATTGCTTATTTTCTTGTTCTTAAAGTTGGCAATCGTAATATCAAAAGCACTATCTACATAGTCATCAGATTTGCCATCCAACCTTAGATCTGGATTTAGCTTACCGATGATCTTAGTCTTAACAATTCGATCAGTATCAGCTTCATCAAACTTCACTGATTGAGCTTCTGCCATTCCTTCAAGCTCAAGTCTTTCTCTCAATTCGCTCCTGGCGCTGGCTTTAATCGCGTCAATTTGAGAAGCGTGTTTAGCAACATCAGTCTTAAGTGTATCACGCTCTGCTTCTAGAGTATCAAAGCGTTGCTTAAGTTCAATGTGATCATCTTTGATTTTCTTCAAAGCATTCGCTACTTCAGGAGATGCTTGATATTCAATTTCATCAAGCCTAACAGTAACGAGTTTAGTTTCAGACATTTCTACCTCCAATTCAAAAGATGTCGCGTCAGTAGCGTCAAGTCTAAGTCGAGCATTGCCGGCTCGCCCTTTAGATACGGTGGCAAGATGATTATATCTTATTGATCTTTGAACACAATCATATCGCTCGCCGTTATATTCTCCTGGCGTTTCGTCTATATCACATTCATAACCAAGAGACAACTCACGCTTGGTTCCTATAGAATTGACTTTGTGTATTACTACATCCGCGACAACATCTGAATCTTGTCTAGATCCAGGAGACAAAACAGATCCGATTATACCATCAGCATTATCTTTGTTGAGTAGTTTACCTGGATGATTGACAGTAATAGGTATGCCCATCAATGATGCTAGACTATCCTCATGGAATACTTCATCCTCAGGCCTAAATTCTTTTTGTATTTTGCCATCTCGTTTACGATACGCAAAGATGCCTGACCGAGTAACGACAGGTCTATCTTTGATCCATCCCGTCTTAGGATCAGTAACAGCTTTAATCGGAATCATGTCATAACGAACGGTCATTACGCATCTTCCATTTCTTCTTCAAGTAGACTAGCACTAACGTCTAACGATTCAGGCAATACTGGTTCTGCCCAACAACGACATTGATAATCTTCACCTGGTTCATTACCATCCGTTTCTCCTGGCGGAGAACCCCATTGAAACGTCTGACCATCAACCATATCATGTTCATCTCTAACACGTTCGTCGCCAACTGTCCTCCAAATATAACTCTCTACACCTACATCTGTTTGACGTTCTCTTGTTAGTCTACCATTCAATTTAGCCACTTGATCTCTAGCTATGAGATTGACTCTACTATCCGTTACATCCATTCTCTCATCTAGTATATCGTATAGTTCATCTGTCATATCTTGTTGTGATTTACCCGACAATAATGTATCTCTCGTTAGATCGGCTATTTGTCTCATTGCCTTTTCAGGAATATCTTTAATGAGTGCTGCATTATCCTTTGCCCAATTTCTCATTAGTGGTAGATACGTTGATGGATCCTCTCTTGTTGGATTAACTCCATATTGTGAGCGTATCAATTTCTTCCATTCATCTTTATTATGTTCATTTATCTTAGCTCCATAACTAATCATTTGTTTCGTTACATACTGCTGTGGGCCAACCATATCTTCAGCTATCTTTTGGAAAGCATCATATAGTTCATCTTGCCAAGCATCATGTCTATATGAGCCTTGCGTTACTTCGCCAGTAGGTAGCGCATGTATATTGGATGTTTCCTTTGTTATACTTGGAATAATAGGAACAATATGATGTTTAATAGATTTGCGTTGTTCGTTATTCATCCACCGTAGTTGCCGCCTATAGATTGCCTCTATGTGTATAGGGTATTTCATAGGCGTCATCTTTTTACGTTTCTTGGGCATTATATTCTACCCATTAACGCCAATATAACAACCACTAATAGAATAACAAATATCAAACCTCCACCGTAACCATAAGCTGGTGTATACCAAGGTTGCCGATATCCCCAGCTACCACCAAAGGCAAATACAATTAATACAACAATAAGTATAACAACAAGAATATTCATGTTTCAGTTACTCCTGGCGCTGCGCCTCTATTGGCAATAGCGCGAGGTTGTTTGCCAGGCACGTCCATTAATGTAGTATCCACACCTTCAGCGTAACTAAGATCAGTCTCAGGAAACACAGGCAACTCTTCTGAGAAGTCAAAGTCACTAAATTTATTTACAATGATCTTACGAATTTCTTCTGGTGCCAGTATCTCATTATTCATTAGCGTTACTAGAGCATTTACAGTATTAGCTGTTGCTTGAGATTCAGCTTGCTCTGTCTGCGCTTTCTCTAGATCAGTTGGTATCCATAGCGGATTAAATTCAATTTTCCAATCTTCAGGCGCTTTACCTTTTAGTGATTTTTGAACCCATAGTATTGATGTTAGTTTCTCTAATGCTGGTTTAGCATTTACACTTTGTATATGACCTACCATTCCATAGTATGCTTCTAAGTCACCAGATCCAGTATTATTGAGTCCAGTAGTTGATTTACCGAATAGTATTGTTACAGGTAAACTACTTGATGCTGATAGTGCGTTCTGATACTCTACTATCATAGCTTGAATGCCATCCATACCAGCAGTCAAGATATTATAGTCATCTTCTCCATCTACTACAATTGAATTTAGATTGGATCTAACTAGATCAACTAGATTGATTCGTTTTGCTACAAGAGCATCATCGCCTTGGGCAAACATATTGCCCAATCCTTGCATCTTATATATACCTTGTTGTTTTCTTTCAAGTAACCTTAGTGACCATTCTAATCCTTGATCATAACGAACCAAATCTTTGTAACAAGCTTCTAGATTAGAGCGACCAGCCCAATATACTCTGTTATACCATACAAGACCAGTAGGTAATGGATCACCACCAACTGGTATTAGTCTTGATTCATGAACAAGTATTGCAGGAGCATTGTAAGGTATCAATTCATAGTATTCAACTTTACCAAATGTAGTTGGATCTGTATCATCTAAGTAATATCTGTCTGTGCCTCTAATACAATTCAAATCATATACGCGTAAATCCTCAACTGTATCAAGCGTATCTAGATTCAATGGATCTGTTAGTTCACCTCCATCTTTAGCAAGAACAAGTATAACAGCAGCACCATATAGACGCATCCATTTAATAGCTTCAGCCATTTTCGTTAATACAGACAAACGATCATATTCAGCTAGTATTAGATCATCTTCGTCACCTTCAATCTCTAATCCTCTTTGAAAGGCATCATCCGCTGGCCTATCTACTATCTTTTGTGCTAGACCATTAGAGATATAGAGATTAGTCAAATCATAAGTTGAACGAACACGAGCGTAACTTGATTGATATGTAGCTGTGGAGCGATCTAGACCAGGCGTGTTTAATCCACTCAATACATTCATGAATCCGTCATATCGCATATCTTTACGGATTTCATTCATTCAGCTAATGCTTTCCAACGATCATAATTACTAGTTGAACTTATACATTCAAGAAAAGCGCCACTACTGGCGTCCACGTAGTCATCGTGATCGCCTTCAGGAAACACAGCCATTTCTTTCAAATAATCTTTGTTCCAAAATCCTTCTACAATATCAACGTTACCTGCTTGCCATTGAGCAGATAATGGTTCTGCTCTCGTTTCTTTCGGCCCTGTCTCCCTTATTGCTTTTACTTTGAATCCAGACAATAGATTAATCAAGCTAGCAGCTTGATCTTTTCCGGCTTGTCCTGGATCTTGCGGAATAACAGTTGTAACTCGTTGGTAATTAACTCTGTCTTGCTCAGCAATACTAAGCAAAGTGTCCCTAATAATATTTGCATTACGGCGTATATTAATAGCATCGGCAATAACAAAACGCCCATTAGAACGTCTACCCATAAGTATAGATGCTGTGGCACTAGGCGAAGGATTCAATTCACTAGGCTCAGTAGCTGCTAAATCCCATCGGCGCACCCAATTACTTACATCTGTAGGTATAGCTGAAATCGTTCTAATAGCTGTTTGTGGAAAATACGATCCGGCTGAAGGACGAATTTTCCAATTGCCAGCAAGCAATCTTTCACGCTCAACTCTATTGAGCATCATAAGATTAGCTTTGTATTCTGGATCATTTTGTTCTAGAATTAAATTGTCTGACAACGTAGCAGGAACGAACGTAAATGATTTAGGTATCATACCAGGGTATCTTTGTGCTAAATCCTGGCGTGAATGTCCCCAAATCATATGATCATCAGCGCGAATGAACCAACGTATAATGCCTGATCGTTCCGGTATTGGATAACCAGTATCTTGGTCAATATACCAAGAAACCATATTTGCTACCCAACTATCAGCGTCTGGATTACAAGTCGCTCTAACGTATGGTCTAACTCCACACATAGAACGATTACGAGACAGCATATACCAAAATTGTTTCTCAGTGAAGTGCGTTAGTTCATCGTAACCAATTAATGGTATTTGACTGCCTTGCCAATCACCAACATCCGCTTCATTATGAAGGTGACTAAACGTTATTGTAGAGCCGGAAGGAAAATTCCACATGCGCTGTGGTGATAGTTTAGGCATACCATCAACACGCATGTATATTTGGAAACTAGTGTCGAACAACCCTCCTTCAGATGTTATTTGAATGGCCTCACGACGAAAGATAACTGATCCGAAATCAGGATTATCTATGTGTCGTAAAGGCTCAAGTAACAGAGCATATGTTTTGCCCCCGCCAGCAGCACCTCCATATATAGCAATGTCTGCACTAGTAGCAAGAAACGTTTCTTGTGGTCCTTTCTGTGGCCCTATATCGTTATTGCTGTCCCACCCATCCCACATGATCTATGTTTCCACATCTATAACGTTAGTGGGAACATTAGATCTGTTATTATCCGGTATATACACTTTGACTCTACTGGCACTTTGATTCGCTCCAGTATCGTCTGAAATATATACGTGTTGTCGGGGCTTACCAAAAGCCCTGTTCAATACAAGCTCAATTAATTTGATCCTTTCGCCATGTGGTAGCTCAGGATCAGCAAACATAGAGTCGATATGATTTAGCACTGTAGGCACGCGTTGCCTACACTCTGTCATAAGTTCACGCAAAGTATAAATGCGTGCTAGCTCAGTATGAGGCTCGAAACCATCTGGCAATTCGTTCTATCCGCAGAATGAACTATCTAACTCTTTTATCGTAACGTCGTCTAGTAACGATCGCGCGAGCTATCCTTTTTTATTACTTACATCTTTTGGCACAAACAAATCTTTGAACCAATCTAATATACCAAGTCTATCTTCAAATAATAATAGTTGTTCGAGTCTAACTTTACTGTATGGAACACTTAACCATGTGTTCCAGTTACTGCAACGCAATATTGAATAGTTGAGAAATTCGTTACTGTCACGATCTACAATCCCTAAGAACAAATAACAAAATCCACCTGATCGTTGCCATTTAGCCATCCAAGCAGCTTGTTCTTTAGTGAATGTATTTATTGATACTGTTGTAGATTGAAGTTTGTGTTGTATTATCTTAAGTTCAAACCAAATGATACGCGAGTTGTTTATTTGCACGCCTCTATCTGGCCAGCCTGCCGTGCGATTATTTGGAACCCATATTTGATATTCTCTAAATGTTTCAGTGAAATCATTTGCCAAATCTCTTTCAAGCATTACTCCTGGGCTCCTATTTCAGCTATATCGTTACGATCTAAAAGTAACTAGTAAAGTAAGTAACTAGTAAATCGGTACTTGTATCGTTATACGTTTTAAAAAAAAAAATCCGTTCTAGAAATTCCCATTACTTTTCCTCCTTTTATAGTTACTTCGGTTACTTTGGAACAATAACGAATTTTTTTCTTTAATAATAACGGATTAATCTATATCAATTAAAGTAACCGAAACTAAATTCACTTGGTTACTTCTAAGTTTACTTTAAACCACATTCTTGCTTTCATTTGATTGCTACCTGGAATATGATGCACCTTACCGTCACTTTCATATCCGAATTTGACTAAAGCACGACCCAGCAGTCTAGAATGTTTCATCGCAATATGTTTCGGCATTTGATATTTATCATACATAAAATTATAAACTCTATCCAAATAAATACCTTCAACATCTGCTATCTCTTGATAATTATCTTCATTCAAATAATCGTTGATTACTTGATACTCAAATGTTTCATCAGTAGTATCTCTCTTTGCCGTTTCATCCTTTTGTAGTAATATTTCTTCTTGTGAAAAGAATTTATTATTACCGTTGCGATACATATGAATTGCTTGAGATAATATCTGTGGATACTCTTTTTGAAATAATTCCCAATTAACAAACGTTCCTTCTGGCATCGTAAGATTAATGGGTGCTGCTCTAGTCTCGCCAGTAGGATCACGTAAGAATTTTGCATCGTTTGTAGTAACGATATAAATTGATCTTTTTGGATGATCAACTACTGGTTTATACAAATCTCTAAAAGTGCATTTTCTTTCTGTAGTTATTCTTTTCCAAACATTTTGATCTACTTTGGGCAAATTGCCCAATTCTGGTAATTCAACAGACGCTCTATCATATGTAGTTCTATAGAATTCAACTTCATTATGATTGGCTAGATTTAATGATGTGCTTACATACCAATTTTCTGGAACAATACTTTCACAAAGTTTTGTTTTACCTATTGCTTGCGCTCCTTGTATAGCAAACCAATATCGTATTTGACAACCAGGCTCGAAACATCTATTGACCAAAGTTAGCATAAATACTCTAGCCCAAGCGTATGTCCATTCGTTAGGTTCGGCCCAGAAATGTTTTACTACCCAGCAATTTTCTCCATTATAACGATCTATGCCATCCCATAATCCTTCTGCGCTCTCCATCCATCTTTGATAAAAATCAACTTGATTACGCTTAGCAACTATTTCTACTGCATCATCTAAAGCACTAAAATGAATTTCATTTGGAAATAAACGACTATCAACACCCAATATAGTTTTTAATCTTGTTTGATTTACT